TTGTTCTAAGCAACCCAGACCTTTCTGAAGTTCTTAAGCAGGTTGACGGAGGAGTAGTAACTGCTTCTATCGCTATTCCACTTGCTGCTGCACTATCAAACAATGCTTTGATTGCTGCCATTCAAGCCGCAGGTGGTGCTGACCGCAACCGTGGCAACGCTGAAAAGCTTCGCCGTTACTGGACAACTGGTAAAGGCGGTCTAAAGATTCGTTGGGGAAGCCCAGGAGACTGGACTCGTTGCCACAAGCAACTTGCTAAGTATTTGGGGCCTCGCTCAAAGGGCTACTGCGCTCTCCGCCACAAGGAGATGACTGGTATTTGGCCTGGAGATAAAAACAATCCAGGACGTAAGAAGAAAAGCCTTCGTGCATCTGCTGCAATCGAAACTTTGAAGCCAGAAGAACAAGTTATTGGGGAGTTCACCCTTAGAGCTCGCGCTGAGTCTGCAAGGTCACGCATGATGGGCCGAGAAGGTGTAGTTGCTTCCGAGTACGGCGCTAAATTTACCATTCCTTTGGTTATCCCAGAAGGAATCGAGACTGGCGATGGTCGAATCTTCGAGCCTGGTGCTATCTCAATTCGTGACCTTCCTCTACCACTTTTGTGGCAGATTAAGACAGGTGCTGGACACGATGGTTCAGTAGTTGTTGGTCAGATTACTCACATGGAAAGAGTAGACGGAGGCATTGGAAATGCCTACGGAGTATTCGATAAAGGCGAGTATGGACAGGAAGCAGAGCGTCTAGTTCGCCACGGGTTTATCCGTGGGGTATCAGCCGATATGGACAAGTTCGAAGCCGATGAAGAGGTCGTAGAAGAGTCTACTGGTGACGATTCAGAAGATACAAAGAAAATAGAGTCAGGTAGAATTAATATCAAGAACGCCCGAGTCATGGCGGTAACTATCGTCCCTAAGCCAGCGTTCCAAGAGTGCTTTATTCAAATTATTGAAGAGGGCGCTGAGAAACAGGAGGAAGATGTGCTAATTCCAGACGGCGTATACGTTGATGGGGTGAACCCACTTGATGCTTCGGCAATTGTTGCATGCGGCATGGTCGCTGGCGCAATTCCTACGAACCCACCTAGTGATTGGTTCAATAACCCAAAGCTAACTAAGGCTACCCCGCTAACAATTACAGACGAGGGTAAAGTCTTTGGTCACATTGCTGCTTGGCATGTAGACCACATCGGTATGGCTTATGGAACACGTCCACCACGTTCTCGTAGCAAGTATTCATATTTCCACACTGGTGTAATCCGTACCGAAGATGGTACGGATATGCCAGTTGGACAACTAACTTTGGCTGGCGGTCACGCTGGTCTAGAAGCCTCTGCTGAAGAAGCAGTTCGTCACTATGACGACACTGCCTCAGCATTCGCAGATGTACATGCAGGAGAAGATGCCTACGGAATTTGGGTTTCAGGTGCACTACGCCCTGGCACAACCCCCGAGCAAATTCGTGCAGCCCGTGCATCTGCCCCATCAGGTGACTGGCGTCCAATTAAGGGTGCCCTTGAGCTCGTTGCAGTTTGTCAGGTAAATGTTCCTGGCTTCCCAATTGCCCGTGCTCGTGTTGCTTCTGGTCAGGTTATGGCTCTAGTTGCTGCAGGTGCTTCAACACTTGCACAACTAAAGCATGACCCACTTGCAGAACTAAACGCAAAGATTAATAACCTTGAGGCAGCCCAGAAGGCTCCTCTATTTGCTGCTGCAGAAGAAGCCCGTTCAAAGTTTGCATCCCTTAACACAGAAATTCTTGCAAAGCGTCAAGCAGAACTTGCAAGCAAGGTTCGCAAGACCAAAGAAGATATCGATGCTGATTCTGATTACATGAATCAGATGATGGATGATTCAGATAAGGAATTAGCAGTAGTTTCTCGTCGAGTCCGCGAGCGCCTAGCCCAAGAAGGTAAAGCTCTTAAGGATGGCTCATTCCCAATTCGCAATGTCTCTGATTTGCGTAATGCAGTTCAGGCATATGGTCGTGCAAAGCCAGGTTCAAAGGGTGCTGTTCGTAAGCACATTATGAAGCAGGCCCGTGCTCTAGACCGTAAGGACCTAATCCCAGAAAACTGGAAGGTTGCATCTTCAGAATTTACTATTGATGATATGACTAACGACCTTCGTGAAAGAATCGAATTTACAGCTAAATCTGCGAATTTAGAAGCACTTTTTGAAAAAGATGTTTTAACTGCCGCCGCTGTAGATGATGTCATTAAAGACCTCACTCCTGAGGAAATTGAAGCTCTAAAGCAGGAAGCAAAGGCTCAGCCAAAAAAAGATGAGTCTCGGGCTAAGTACACACCTGAAACACAGCCACGAGATGAGCGCGGAAAGTTCCGTCAGGTTCTTGCTCGATTAAAGCAAGATTTAGGAACATCTGGTCTACAAAGTGTTGTTGAGAAAGTTCAAGAGGCTGAAAACCTAGATAACGCTGGTAACTACAAGGCTTCAGCCGATGCAGCAAGCGATTTGATAGGAATTATTGACCGATTGGACGCTAAAGCGCTTAATCCTGAATCTTTAGAAAACATCAGAACTAGTTCTGCCGAACTTGGAAAAGTTATTGCTAACTTGCCATTTGCCTTCGGTGAAGACGCATCCAAGATTCGCTTCTCTGATATTCCACCTGCTTTGCAGGATTTGATGGAAGACATGATTAAAAAGGTCGAAAACAAGATTGGCAAAGAAGATGCCGATGTTGCAACTAAAGAGTTGAAGGGATTCATGTCTGGCGCTGATTATTACAACCAGTCTGAAATTTCTTCGCAAATGTCGAAGCTGCTAAGGCTCTTAACCTAAGAACCAGAAATAGCTCTTAAATCGTACAATCACCTTTTTTGGGAGGTTGTACTATTTAATCAGGTGGAGTGCCTCCACGCCTAAGTGCGTCTCGGAGTCCCTCGGCCTCGACTAATCAGCGAATAGAACATTTTGTTCTACTTAACTGCCCAAGGAGGGACAGTGGACCGAATCAAAGAGATGATGGATTCACTTTCAGAGCTTGACGACGCACAAGTCGCTGAGCTTCAGAAGTCAATCGTCAGTGAATTCGAATCGGTCGAAGGCGAAGAGCCTACTCCGCAGACAGTTGACGCGATGACGTCGCTTGCCGACATGCTTGACTCAGTTCGTACTGAGCTCAAGACACGCGAAGCCGCAATTCAGGAGCTCGCTCAGCGTGCCGCTGAAGCTGCTACTCGTGTATATGGCGCAGACGGCGAAGCAAAGGAAGATGGTTCAGAAGACTCTTCCGAAACCCCAAAGGAAATGCCAGCAGAAGAAGAGAAGATGCCTATGGCTGAGACAGCAGAAATGCCTGTTGAGGACAAGAAGGAAGACGCTCCTGCAGCAACTCCAATGGTAGAGGAAACCCCCGTAGCAGAAGCAGCACCCGCTGCAGAAGCTCCCGTTTCTTCCGAAGAAGTCCCTGCCGAAGAGAAATCTAAGGAAGAGGCTGACAAGGAAGAGGAAGAGAAGAAAACTATGTCCGAAGCGTCAACAGAAGCGGTAGAGGCCGCAGAGCTCTCGACTGAAACAACCGAGACTGCTGAGGCTCCTGTAGCCGAGGCACCAGTAATTGCATCCGCAGAAGACGAGGCTCCAGTAGCCGAAGTTGAAGCAGATGCTGCTCCTGCAGAAGATGCAGAAGCAACCGCAGCAGATGAGGCCGCAGAAGATTCAGCAGTTGCTGAAGATGATGCTGCAGCAGATGTTGCAGAAGATGCAGAAGCATCAAACAAAGAAACCACAACAATTGAGCTTTCAACAACTGAAGCTCAGGAAACAATGGAGGCACCAGTGACCGCCGCTGCAAACGCAGACCTCACTCCCGAGGTCCCAGCGGACCGCCGCCCTGTTACTCAGGTATCAGCCGCAACCGTGGCAATCACGGCAGGTGCTGACATTCCTGGCTACAGCGCAGGTTCCGCACTAGAAGACATGACATCTGTTGCATCAGCAATGGAAAAGCGTATCCACGCTTTGCGTCGTGTGAACGGTGGAGATGGAGAGCAGCACATCGTTGCATCTATCACCACATCTTTCCCAGAAGAGCGCACTCTTACAACAGATGCTGAATCAAACTGGGCAAAGATTAACAACGTAGTTTCTCCAGAAGCAATTGTTGCTGCTGGTGGACACGTTGCACCATTCGAAGCACGTTACGACATCTTTGGATTCGGAACAACAGGACGCCCAGTGCGCGATGCTCTTCCTCGTTTCCAGGTTGACCGTGGCGGTATCCGCTTCATCACCCCACCAGTACTTTCAGACTATGCTGACGCTGTAGGCGTATGGACAGCTGCTAATGATGCAGCTACAACTCCAAACCCTGCTGCAAAGACTAGCTTGACTGTAACAGCTGCTAGCGAGAACACAGTTGCAACAGATGCTGTAACTCTCCAGATGCAGTTCGGTAACCTAGCAACACGCGCTTACCCAGAGCTAATCGCACGCCACAACGAGCTTGGTCTAATCCAGCACGCTCGTGAGGCAGAGCAGTACCTTCTAGCGAAGATTGCAGCTGGTTCAACAGCTGTTACAACTTCTTCACTAATCGGTTTTGGTCGCGACTTCCTAGTTCAGGTTGGCCGTGCAGCAACTGCTTACCGTTCACGTCACCGTCTAGAGGCTGATGCTCCAGTACGCGTAATTATCCCAGCATGGGTTAAGGACGCAATGGCAGCTGACCTTGCTCTTGCAATGCCTGGTGACAACACCCTTAACGCATACGGCGAAATCGACGGCTACCTAGCTGCTCGTGGTCTTGTCGTAAGCTACTCACTCGACCAGAACGTCTACGGCGCTCAGGGTGCATCTGCACTTCTAGAGTTCGCAGACAGCTTCACATGGTACCTATTCGCTGAAGGAACATTCTTGTTCCTTGACGGTGGTACTTTGGACCTAGGAATCATCCGCGATTCATCTCTAGTCGGAACTAACGACTACAAGATGTTCGTTGAGACATTCGAAGGTGTTGCAAAGGTCGGTATCGAGGGTCTTGCAATCACATCAACCATCTCAGTGAACGGTGTAGCAGCAGCTCTCCGTGACACAACAGGTGGCGCAACAGCTGCAGCAGTCGAGTACTAAGCCGACTAAGTAGTTAACGTTACATAGGCAACGCTCAGGATTCTAAGAGAGGTATTTAAAGAAATGGCTACATTTAATGGGGTTTTCCCCGCTGGTGAGTTAGTTCAAGCCCCTTGCGGAATCCTGAGCGTTGCTAACGTAATGACGCACACAGCGCGTGAGCGTGATGAGCGTTGGGTAAGAAAATTTGCTTATGAGTTTGACAGCAAGCCTTCATATGTTCGTCTACTCACAGTAAACGACGAGGCAATCGCATCTGGAGAACTAACTGACAATCAGGGTGACAATGCTTATGCATACTACGTCCCGTTCTTCGTTGATGCAGAACTTTTTGATTCAACATTTAGCCTCCCAGGCGAAGACCGTTTTGCTCAAGTTACCAAGGCACTCGATTGCGCAACTCAGAAGGCACTTGAGTTTGAATTTTGGGAAGGTGCGGCAGCTCGCGCCGAAACAACTGCTAACGGAAACATGTACCTACGCAAGTCAGGTGCAGCAACAATTCCAGTAGTTGGAGCTAAGAAGCCAGAGAACGCCCTAATGCTTCTTGAACAAGCAATTGCCTCATCACCTGTAGGTGAGAACGGTGTCATTCACATGACTCGCGATGTGGCATCAATCCTTGGCTCACGTCTTATCTACAAAAAGGGCGAAACAGAGAATTCTGGACGGGCTATGACTCGTCTAGGCACAGATGTCATTATTGGCTCTGGTTATACAGGTAACGGTCCAATTGGAGATGCAAACGCAACAGCGTCAGCAACTAACAAGTGGATGTATGCAACTAGTTCGGTTCAAGTACATCTTGGTAAAGTCGAGATTGTAAACGAAAACTTGGCTCAAGGTGCAGATGTTACAATTAACAACATGCGTATCAAGGCATTCCGCCCAGCGGCAGCCTACGCAGACCCAAGCATGCTTTTTGCCATGCGAGTGACACTACCTAGCGACTAAGCCTAAGAAACCAACAAAGGAGCATCAGGAATGGCTACACAGGACTACGCAGCCAGCGTCCAAGGCGTTGCAATCCGAGTCACTCGACTTGACGCCGCTGGCAATCTACTCACAGGAGCAGGAGACTCATACACAACTTCTGCATTCCTCCGTACATCATTTACCCCAGAGTATGAAGAGGGTGATGAAATCGTTGAGAAGTCAGCAGATGGAACAGTATGCGTGTCATACAAGGCTCCTGACACACTCAAGCGAATCACTATGGAAATCGCAATTTGCGACCCAGACCCAGAGCTAACAGCTTTGATGTCAGGTGGTTTGCTACTTCGCAAGAACTTCGGCTCTTTCGCATCACCAGACAACAAGTCAATCGGTTGGGCAGCACCAGCAGTTGGTGACGACCCAGCAGGTAACGGTGTAGCAGTTGAATGTTGGTCATTCGCAGTTAAGGACGGAAAGCGTGCAAGCACACTTCCTTACTTCCACTGGGTATTCCCATACGTTAAGCTACGTCAGTCAGGTGACCGCGTAATTGAAAACGGTCTACTTGCTAACACATTCGAAGGTTACGGCCTTGGAAACATTGAATTTGATTCAGGTCTTGATGGCCGCTGGGAGTACCCAATCGCGACTGAGCGTCCATACGCTTACGCACGCACAAGCTGGTCACCTCAGGGTCTAAAGGGCTTCTACAAGTGGTTTGATGAGTCAACAAAGACTATCAACAACAAGGCTCTAACTTCTAACATTGCAACCCTTACAACAGGTTCAGCACACGGTTTTGAAGTTGGTCAGACAGTAGTTATCTCTTCTGTAGATGCTACTTTCAACGGAACTCATGTAATCACTTCAGTTCCAACACCAACAACATTCCGTTATGCAAAGACTGCAACAGATGTTGCATCAACAGCAGTTAGCCCAGTTGGTTCAGCAGTTCGTCAGCGTGGATACCTAGCAGTATCTGATTTCACCTCACAAGGGTCGACATCTTCATACAACGTTCCAGGTTCTGACACATATAACCCAGACAATGCAATTGACTTCATCATTGCATCAGTCGAGGACCCAACAGCGTAATTAGTTCGGGCGGGCAGATTGCCGTAGGTGGTTTATCTACTCGGCTTCTGCCCGCCTTTACTATTAAAAGGATAAGGTGACGGAATGAGCAATCTCTGGACAGATGTCGAAGAGCTTGGTGTTTATGCTGACTCCGATTATGCCTACGATGCAGTAAAAACTGCTTCCTACATCCTTTGGGGCCTATCTGGTCGCAAGTTCAGCGGTACTACAACCGTTACAGAGCGTTATGTTTCCGCTTATGACCCATTCCTAAGAGCTGGTGGTTCTAGGTTTAACTACACTCCAGTACTTATAGATGGAGAAATAGAGAATATCCCTCAGGGTGGTTCTGGTCGTTACTCCCACCGCGATTATCAAGGTGACGGAACATCGTCATACAGCCGTGTACGCCTTCGTGGTCGTAAAGTTATTGAAGTACATACACTCCGTGACCAAAATGGCGAAATCATAGACCCATCTACTTATTACCTTTCAGACCACTCCACAATCTTTGGCACACCAAATGCAAAATGGTCTGCAGCCAACGTAGAAGTTACATATACATATGGCTCTCCTCCTCCTTCAGCAGGACGAGCAGCGGCAAGAATTCTTGCTCTAGAACTAGTAAAACTTTATGAAAATGACGATACCTGCGCCTTACCTCAGCGAGTCACATCTGTTGCTCGTCAAGGGGTTACATATACAGTCCTTGATAATCAAGACTTTATTGATGAATTAAAAACTGGTATCTACGCAGTAGACCTTTTTCTTAGAACAGCAAACCCAGATAAGGCTCGTGCCCGCTCCCGTGTCTTCTCACCAGATACTCCTCGTGCCCGCCGTATTATTGGTCAGGCTCCAGCATTTGAACTCTCTGCATTAGACCTTTACTTTAATGCTAGCGGTGGAGCACAGGTTTACTACCTCAATGAATTTGGTGGAGACTTCCTTATGAATGACTCTTCATGGAGCGTCTACGCAGTTATGTCAAACTTTAACAACACTGTCACAAAAACATTAGAGAACGCGGCTCTTTTGGACAGAGTAGAAGGTACAATTAGATTAAGCGCTTCGTATTCAGATATTTTATCTGTTGTGGGACCTCGTGACCCAGGGACAGTTGACCTGTATGCATCACGCCCAAGTCTAGGAAATCCTCAGGTTAATGAAGTGATTAACCTACTAACAGGAAACGTAATCTATCAACTAGGTAATCCAGTTCCAATCCCTATCGCGACTGCGTAAGAAGTAAAGAGGCTAATGACATGGCAATTGTAAACACCGCTGGTGTATCAAATGATGCAAAAAATTTGGCAAACATGCTTCAGGGAGTTTTAGACAGAGTTATTAGTATTTACGATTCCTATGACATGCCACTTCCTAGTCGTCGTTACTACGCGATGGGTGTTCCTGCAGTTGATTGCGAGCAAGTTGTTGTCTCCTTCATCCAAATGTATTTAGGAACACCTGGAGATGAAGCTACTACCCCTCGTCGGTGCCACGACCCACGCAGTGCAACATTAAACATTTCTGTAAGCCGTCAAGTCCCTATTACACAGCAAAACGGAAGCGCTCCTCATGCGGATGATATTCAGGAAGCTAACCGAGTTGCAGCATTAGACGCATGGGTTTTGATGGAAAGCGTAAACCTTCTTGATGTTTGGGGAGAAGAGGGCTACCCAGGTCTTGGAGTTATTGCCACAGTTGATGGTAATCAGCCTGAAGGTGGTTACACAACCACACGCATGACCATCACAATGGCGATTCCATAATGGCAAGACTTATATTCCGTGAGACTGCAATGGAGAAACTTCTTATTTCACCTAGCGGTGATGTAGGAAAATATTTAGCAAAAAAAGGACGTCTTATAGAGGCAGGCGCTAAGCGTCAAGTCGGTGTACAGACTGGGGCACTTCGCGCATCTATTCACATGCGTCACTTTTCTGACCCTAGAGGGCAGTATGTAAAAATTGGTTCTTCTTTGAACTACGCAAGAATGCACCATGAAGGCACAAAGCCTCACCTAATCCGACCAAACACCGCTCACATGTTGCGGTTCTATTCTAAAGGTCAGATTGTGTTTGCACACATGGTGCGTCACCCTGGAACTCCTGCTAACCGCTATTTGACAGATAACATGCGTCGAGTTATTCGGTAAAATAAGTAGGAACAATGGTATGCAGCAACCGCTGGGTATCAAAGACACAAGATAGGAAAACAGATGACAAACCGATTTAAGGACTTTGGTTCGGGTGGGGACGTTACTAAAACTCCACTCTCATTCAAGCTCCATGGTGAAGAG